GGCTTCGATTCCGGTAAAGCCGACGGCGTGTACGGACCGATCACCGCAGCAGCGGTGACGGCGTTCCAGCAAGCGAAAGGCATCACTGTGGACGGCATTGTCGGACCGCAAACCCGGCAGGCGCTTACGGAAAAGTCGGGTGTCGAAAATCAGACCGATGCTGCCCAGTCTGCGAATGGATAAACGATCATCGGCAAACAAAACAGGCGGTAACGAATGGCCGCCTGTTTTTTGATTGTGTGAACATAGGAGGGTTATCATGACGGACTATCAGAAAACCAAGATCCTAGCGCTGCGTCAGGGCGGTGCGAATGCTTCTCAGATCGCCATGAAAGTCGGCGTGCCCAGGACAACGATACAGTCATTTTTATCACGGGCGCATATAGAACTCGATAAAGAGAATCATCGCTGCAAGCGTTGCGGGGAAACGTTCACGGTCATTCCCGGTCACCGTCCCCGGGAGTTCTGCAGCGATAATTGCCGTATCCAGTATTGGCGAAAACATCGGCACTTCCTTGAAGCTCGGGGATGATAAATGCCCAGCAGCGATTAGCATAAGTCCACTGTTTCACCGTGCAATCCTTATCGATCCGACATAATCTGCACAAATAATCTTCAAATTTCTCTGTACCAAATAGGGCGCTAAAAGTCGCTGCTTTACTTGCTATATAAGTCATTCAGAGCGAACATGTACATGCTGAACGGCAAGTCGAACAGCAAACATGAAGGAGGACAGCAAGATGTGGACAGAAGGCGTCATGGACGGGTACGAATACTGGGTCAAGCATTATGAAGAAGGATCGACCTATGGGATTAGTGAAGGTCGGATTTCCAAGCTGATCATTCGCAAGAACGGTGTTGAGCTTTACGGATACGACCGGGGATTGGACCGTGACGAACTCGACGAGGGTGGTAAAGCGGTATATGCGAAACTGCTGAAAATGTTCAACTGACACCATAAACAATCGGGATAGCCCCGCGAGGGGTTTTTCCTAAAAACAATAGAGTATGGATGCCCGGACTGCCGAGTGGCAGGCCGGGTCTTTTTGTTGCTCATATAGGAGGCTGCGATGAAAACGGTTCTCGCTGCAAAGGCAGCACAAACCCTTGCCCCTTCATCTACGGTTGCGATGACGCCGGACCAGTTTGCGTGTGAAAAGGACTACCGGGTTGCGATGTCTGTCGCTAAACATCTGCTGTGTACCGGTTGCATTTCCCGGGAAGAATACCGGCAGATTGATACAATTATGGCCGAAAAATTCTCTCCGGTTTGGGGATCATTATCTCCCGGAATCCCTTGATATCATGGGCATGAAGAGCGAACATGGGTGACGAAAGGGGGATGATCCAATGCAGAATACAGTCATCAAGCGGATTCCCGGTGTGCGGTCGCTGCCGAAGCTGAAGCGTGTGGCGGCGTATGCCCGGGTGTCCTCTGGTAAAGACGCCATGCTGCATTCGCTATCGTCACAGGTTAGCTATTTCAGTCGTATCATCCAAGATCATTCGGGCTGGACTTATGCGGGTACATATGCGGATGAAGCCTACACGGGCACAAAAACCAATCGGCCGGAGTTTCAGCGCATGCTTCAGGACTGCCGCGCCGGCAAGATTGATCTCATCATGACGAAGTCTATCAGCCGGTTTGCCCGTAATACGGTGGACCTATTGTGTGCCGTCAGGGAGCTCAGGGAACTGGGGATCGGCGTCTTCTTTGAAGAGCAGAACATCAACAGCCTATCGGGGGAAGGGGAGCTCATGCTGACCATTCTTGCTTCTTTCGCACAGGAAGAGAGCCTGTCCGTCAGCGAAAACCGGAAATGGCAGATCCGCAGGGATTTCCAGGCGGGAAAGCCCATGAACCTGATGTTCATCTACGGATATCATCTGGTAGACGGAATGCTCGAGGTACACGAAGAGCAAGCGAAGGTGGTTCGCCGGATCTTCCAGTCCTACCTTGCAGGGATGGGCAGTTGCCGGATTGCAGATGAACTTCGTCAGGAAGGGATCCCCACGCTATGCGGTGGAGAATGGAGATCGGGGTTGGTTCGGGATATGCTCAAGAATGAGAAATACACCGGCAGCGCATTCCTCCAGAAGACCTTTGTGACCGATCATGTTTCCAAAGTCCAGAAAACCAATCAGGGAGAATTGCCGATGTATTTCGCAGAAGGATCGCACCCGGCGATTATTGACCGGGAGACGTTTGAACAGGCACAGCAGATCTTGGCGGAGAACCGGCGGAAAAGCAACGCCCAGAGATCACACACCGCCCGGTACGCATTCTCCGGGATGATCGAATGCGGTTGCTGTGGCAAGCATTACCGGCGCAAGACCTTGAACGGTAAAATCTGGTGGCAATGTACAACCTATCTGGCGAAAGGCAAGCAGTTTTGTCAGGCCAAGCAGATCCCGGACGATACGCTTCATGCACTCACCTGTGATGTATTAGGATTACCCAGCTTTGATGAGGTGGCTTTCAACGCGATAATCCAGAGCATCCATGTTCCCAGCAATAATCATGTCGTGTTTCAGCTTGTGGATGGCCAAGTGATCGAAAAAGCATGGAAAGATCGACCTAGATCAAGAAATCGGATTGGCGACAAATCGCCAGAAACGCCGAACCGTATGGAAGGAAAATCGTTATGACAGATATGAGCATGGATTATCGCAGAGGACAAACCGCTGTGATGCCGGATGGGATCAAAGTTACCACCTACATGCCCCGGGCACAGAAAATAACGTCATTGCAGCAGGATATGGTGCGGACACGTGTCTGCGCATATGCCCGGGTGAGTACCGATCATGAGGAGCAGCAGACCTCCTATGCGTCACAGGTCAAGCATTATACCCGGTACATTCAGGAGAAAGCCGAGTGGCAGTTTTCAGGGGTCTATACGGACGAGGGGATCACCGGGACCAGCACCAAACATCGCGAAGGCTTCAAACAGATGATCGCGGACGCGATGGACGGCAAGTTTGACCGGATCATTACCAAGTCAGTCAGCCGATTTGCGAGAAACACTGTTGACTCCCTGATGACCATCCGAAGTCTCAAGGAGAAGGGAATTGGGGTCTGGTTTGAAAAAGAGAACATCGATACCCTGGACAGTAAGGGCGAACTTCTGTTGACGATTATGTCCAGTTTGGCGCAGGAGGAGAGCCGTTCGATTTCCGAGAATTGCACCTGGGGTCAACGTAAGCGTTTTGCAGACGGCAAAGTGACACTGCCGTACAAACAGTTTCTGGGGTATGACCGCGGAGAGGACGGGAAACCGGTCATCAACGAGGAAGAAGCGGCATTGGTGCGTCGCATCTATTCATTATTTCTAGAGGGGAATACGCCCTCCGGCATTGCGAAGATGCTGACGGCCGAGGAAATTCCGACACCGGCCAAGAAAGCGGTCTGGCCAAACTCAACGGTTTTATCGATCCTGACCAACGAGAAGTATAAAGGGGACGCGCTGCTTCAGAAAAGTTTCACGACGGATTTTTTGACGAAGAAGAGCAAGATCAACGAAGGAGAACTGCCCCAATATTATGTAGAAAACAGCCATCCGGGAATCGTTTCTCATGAGGTGCATGAGCTGGTGCAGTATGAGCTTCGAAGGCGATCTGAGCAGAAAACAAGAAAGACCGGACAGACCAGGAACGGAAGAGCATGTTTTTCTAACCGTATTGTCTGTTCTGATTGCGGCGCGTTCTTTGGCAGCAAAGTATGGCACAGTAATACCAAATACCGCAGGATCATCTGGCGATGCAATGCAAAGTATCATGGAGAAAAGAAATGCTCCACACCGCATGTGACGGAAGAGCAGATAGAACAAGCATTTATAGCTGCTGCAAACGGAATGATTGATAACGAAGATGAGATCATTTCTACGTACCGGGACATCATTGCTATGCTGACGGATACAGCGTCTATTGATCGTAAATTAGCTGAACTTTCAGAAGTATTGAGCGGAATAGAGGCAAGGGTACAACAAAACATAAAACAGAATGCCACCGAATCACAGGATCAGGATGCATACCTCAAAAAGCAAGCAGCGCTTGAGAAACAGTATATTGATTTGCAGCAGGAAATGAAACAGTTGGATGAGCAGAAGAAAGAGCGCCAAGCCCGACGGGCAAGGTTGTTCAAAGTGTTGCAAATGCTCCGCCATGCTGACGGTTTGCTGGTTGATTTTGATGAGAAACTGTTTGTCGCGTTGGTTGACCATGTGAACGTGAATAAGGAAGGGCAGATCACTTTCTGTTTTGTGGATGG